CGAGCTGGGCGTGGCAGTGGGGACAGCGCGCCTCGCGGCGCTGGGCGGCGCGGGCCTGAGCGGTCAGGCTGTTCAGCCACAGCTGGCAGTTGCGCAGCGCGACCACCGCGGCGCGGTCGTCGGCGCTGCTGGCGGCGCGGGCCAGGCCGGTCAGCAGCGCGCCGACCTGGGCGGTGGTCAGCCGGACGGCGGGCACCGGGGTGCGGTCGATGGGCGTCACAGCGGCCGCCGCGTTGACACAGGACTGACACGCAGGCACCCGCAGACACCCGCAGGGCGCCGCAGGGTGGCGCGGCCTAGACCACGCGAACCCGCATGGTTACGCGGAATCGTGCTGACGGCCGCAGACACGCGCGGGGCCGTTTCGGTGTCTGACACCGAAACGCGAACGGCGCGATCCCCGATGGATACAGGGATCGCGCCGTTGGCCGCGGTCAGCGTTGACACAGAGTTGACACGGGCGCCCGTCACGGCGCGTCCTCCATGTCGGCCGGGTCGGGCGCCACGCCACCGATCAGCGCGTCCAGGATCCGCAGCGCGGTGTCCAGGTGCGGCTGGTCGGTGATCGTGCTGCGCGCCGTGTCGATCAGGTCGGCGGCGCGCAGCACGGCGTCGTGCCAGGGGTTGAGATCCGGGCGGCTCACCGGGTAGCCTCCTCAGCGGTGGCGGCCGGAATCGTGTCGGTGACGGTCGCCACCTCTGCCGCCGCGACCGCCACCAGCTCGCGCTGCGCCCGCGCCAGGCGGCTGCCCTTGTCGTAGATCGACCGGATCAGCTTGGCGTCAGCGTGGCCGACCCGCAGCGCGCAGGTCTCCTCGCTGATGCCACGGTCGCGCATGATCGTGACGGCGGTGGCGCGCAGGTCGTGCGAGGTGAGATCGTCGCGCCCGGCCGCCTTGAGCGCGGGCCGCCACACGTGCCGGTCGTAGTAGCTGTTCGCGACGCGGCCGTGGATCATCGGCCAGGCCGAGCCGTCCGGCATCGGCCACACCAGCTCCGACTCGGCCGGGGTGCCGGGCAGGTGCGAGGTGGCGGTGGCGCCCGCCACGCGCAGGGTCGCCAGCTGCTCGGTCAGCAGCGCGATCTCCTCGGGCAGCAGCGGGATGACCTTGGCGCCGATCCGCTTGCCGGACTTGTGCGCGGCGGGCGGGATCGTGATGGTGCCCGCGGCCAGGTCGATCCAGTCGCGGCGCAGCTGCAGCAGCTCGCCGTACCGGCAGCCGACCATGCCCTGTAGCAGCAGCATGCGGGCGTAGCGGGCCGGGGCGCCGAGCGCGAACGCATCGCGCTGCTCGGGCGTCAGCGCCACCCGCTCGCGGGTCTCCCACACCGGCGTCGGCAGCTCCAGCAGCGCGGCGGGCACGCGGGCGCCGTCGGCCTGGGCGGCGCGCAGCACGGCCTCCAGCCCGATCCGCTCGTCATTCGCGGACTTGGGATGCTTGGCGGCGCGCTCCAGGTGGGCGGTGCGGATCTTGGCGACCGGCAGCAGGTGCACCGGGGTGCCCGCGTGCGGCCCGTCGATCAGCGGCCGCAGGATCCGGCGCCACCACTCCAGGCCGCCCTCGGTCAGCCCGGCGATGGCCTTGGCGGCCAGCACCTCGCGGGCCATGTCGCCGAGGGTCACGAACCGGGCGCCGTCGTGCGGGCCTTCGCCGCGCTTGCGGATCGCGCGCAGCTCCGAGGCGCGGGCGTTGGCCACGTCCAGGTCGCTGTGCCACTCGGTGTAGATCGTGGCCATGCCCGGGAACCGGAGGCGCACCCGGTACTGGGTGCCGGGGCCGCCGGGCTGGTCAACGTGCTGGGCGAACGTGCGGGTGGCGGTGGTGTCGGTCACCGTCTACTCCTGGTGTCGGTGCGGGCGATCATCGCCCGGCACACCCATGGTAACACAGTTTCCACGCGCCTAGTGGGTGTTGTGCCGGACGCGGCGCAGGTACTCCGTCCAGTTCACCCACCGGACGTGGGCCGAGATCGTGACCACGGGCAGCAGCCCGCGCTTGCCCCAGTCCTGCATCGTGCGCTCGGATCGGGCGTCGCCATTCTGCTTGGGGATCCGCCGTCCGGCCTCGGCGAACGTGATCAGCTCGTCGCCGGTCTCGGTCAGGTGCTCGTGCTCGCTCACAGCCATGCCCCCGAACCTAGCGCCGCCCGATCGACCCGCCAACCGGGCCAACCTGCGCGTAGGTGCGGCAGCCTGCGGCCGTCTGCGCGACCGCTGCGCATGCTCGCGCATCCCCGCGGATCCCCGCGCATCGGCGCGCATCCCCGCGGCTGTCTGCGCAAGCAAGGAAAAGTTCGCATTTTGCGGCGATTTCGAGGCAAGGGCACCCCCCGAGGCGACGCGGGCCACTGACAACGGCAGCCCTGTTCCAGACCTGTCCACGGTGCCCTCGCAGGCGACACCGCCTCCCCGGGGTGCCGCACCCGGCTCGCCCGCGAATCCTGCAGGATAGCAGCAATGGAAGGCTGCCTTCCAGGGGCGCAGGCCGTACGTGGGCGGGGGTGCAGCTACCCGGACGACGTGCCGGGCGCGAGCAGCGCCTGAACCTCGCTCAGGATCATGCCGTCCGTAATCACGCCCGGGTCAGCGCCCGGATCCTCCACGTCGGCCGCCTCGGCGCTCGCCCAGGCGTCAGCCCAGCCGGGCGCCGCGCACAGCACCCAGCGGTGGACGCCCGCCCAGGACTCGGGCTGGTCGGGGATCAGCTCCGCACCGGCGTGCGCCTCGCTGGCAGCGGCCGCCGTGATCCGCCGCGACAGCGACTCGCTGGCGGCCATGTTCGCGATCTCCAGGTAGGCCACGGTCGTCTCCTCTCAGACCCGCCAGCACAGCGCGTGGACGGTGAACGTCAGCACCACCGAGGTGTTCAGCGTCAGCGTGCCCGAGGTGGTGGCGGAGATCTTCCAGCTGCTGAACTGCAGGTTCGCGGCGCTCGTCCACCGCACGAACGTGCCGAAGTTGCGGCCGGGCGGCGCGGCCGCGTCCCAGCCCGCGTGGCCGACGCCGTGAATGATCCCGTCCACGCCGAGGTCGGCGGCGGTGATGTTGACCAGGCCCGATGCGTCGGTGGTGCGGGAGAAGGACTGCATCACGTAGGTCTCCCAGCGCCCGCCGGGCGCGGCCACGCCGGGCGGGGTGTACGTGAACGCGGCTGCCCGGTAGGTGTACGTGCGGCCGTCGTCCAGCGTCACCGCCTGGGTGCCGTCGGCCGGGGCCGGGTGCAGCAGCTTCAGGGTGGCGTAGTTGGGCGCCGCGATGTGCTGGCCGGGCCGCGACCGCAGCCGCCGGTCGGTGAGCGCGCCCGCGGTCATGCTGGCGATCGCCAGCTCCCAGGTGGCGTCGGTCTGCGTCGGCACCGTCACCGCGTCGCGGTACAGCAGCTCGGCGCGGTTGTCCGCCGGGGTGAACCTGACCACCAGCAGCCCGTTGGCGGTGGCGGGCACGCCCACGCCCGGCGTCAGCTCGGCGTAGTGGCCGTCCACCCAGCAGGCGCCCTGGGCCACGTTGATCGTCGGGCCTGCCACCAGCGACGGCTGCAGCGAGGTGGGGCCGTAGAACGCCTCCTCCACGCCGGACGGCACCCACAGCCGTCCCATCCGGCGCCACCGCGCCTCGCTGGAGACCGAGCCGCCTGCACCATCGGTCGGCCACACGTTCAGATCAGCCATCGGTTACACCCTTTCCAGTTGCCGGACGCGGCGGGCGGTGGCGTTCAGGCGCCGCCACTGGGCCAGGTTGACGCTGGCGCCGCCCAGCGCCGGGGTCACGATCGGCGGTGCGTTCGGCTCCAGCTTGATCTCGGCTTCGGCGATCACGTCCTGGTAGCTGACGCCGCCGACGTGCACCACCGCCAGGTCGCCCACGTTCCAGTCCACCAGGAACTGCTGCCCGTCGGTGTCGAGCGCGGCCATGGTCACCACCGGCGGCCGCCGGGCGTCGGCCAGCGCCTCGCTGGCGGCCTGGTCAAGCGTCGCCGGGTCGGTGGTGTCGCGGCGATCGATGAACGTCTCCAGGCGGCCCCAGGCGAGCTGCCCAGCGCCGTCCGACAGCTCGCGGATCACCCGCGCGGTGCCCTCGCCGCCGCCGCCCACGTAGGTGTAGGTGGCCTCGCTGGCCTCGATCACGCCCTCCCAGCCGCCGAGCGTGCCGAGATCGACGCTGAACACCGCCCGGCCGTGCGGCTGGTAGACGGAGAACTGGAGATCGCGGCAGGCGATCCCGACGCCCGCCGCGTTCGCGATCGACCGCACGAACTCCAGCAGGTTGTCGTAGCGGGCCTGGACGGTGACGGTGGGGCCGAACGCGGCCGGTGGCAGCACCAGCAGGCCCGGCACCTGCCGCGCGAACACCGCCGACGGCCCGGCGTTGCGGTCGACGTAGCCGGAGATCACCGAGCTGGCGGCGCCGCTGCGCTGGTCGTAGGCGGTGGTGCTGTACGGCGGCGCGGCGGTGCCCGGCTGCGGGTGCGCCAGGCGGCGGCGCAGCCACACCAGGTCGTCCACGGCGGTCACCACCAGGGTCTCCGACCCGTCGGTGCCGGAGGTGCGTTCGAACCGCGTCACCGGCCCTGACCGCACGGTCATGTTGACGCCGATGTTCGCGGCCACCCGCAGCCGCGGCCGGGCAGCGGCGAGGAGGAGCTGCGCGACCGCGCTGGTGGCGGGCAAGGTCAGCTCCATGGTGGACACGTCGTTGTAGCGGGCGATCATCGTGGCCCGTTCGAACGTGTCGATCTCGCCCAGCGGCACGTCCCAGTCGAGCGCGTAGATCGTGAACGTCAGGCGGCCAGCCACGCCTGCCTCCAGGTGAACGTGACCGCGCTGTTCGTGGCGTCGGTGCCGGACATGCCGACGGACACGCGGTTGCCGCCGCCGATCAGCGGCCACAGCTCGCTGTCCACCGTCAGCGACGGGTAGGCGTTGGCGCCGTTCAGGATCACGGTCTTGACGCCCGGCCGGGCGTCGATCGTGAGCAGGTCTCCGACGCCCAGCACGGCGTTGACGGTGAACGCCTGGTCGGTGGTGACGTTGCGCACCACCGGGTTGGTGCCGGGGCCGCGGATCGTCACCACCGGGTAGGCGGGCGCGTCGCCCTCGTTGGTGACGGTGAACTCGGCGAACGCCGAGCTGGCGCCGAGCACCAGCGGCAGGAACGGGAACCAGGTCGCCAGGGCGGTGCCCTGCTGTACCTGCCGGATCTGCTCGCTGGCGTCCTGCCAGTACGGCCAGGCGGCGCGGAACAGCAGCGTGCCGGTGTTGACGTTCGGCCGCACCTCCTCCAGCTCGTCCAGGCCCGAGTCGTAGGCGCAGCGCAGCTGCCGCCCGGGCCAGCGGCCGTCCACCACCGTCAGCGTGCCCTGGCCGCCGAGCGGATCCAGCACCCGCGCCCAGCGGCGCAGCTCGTCGCGGTCGGTCAGCGAGCCGGGGAACGCGCACGGGATCGCCACGATCCGCTCCAGGTGCGTGGCGCCCAGGAACCGGGATCCGTTGGCGGCGGGCACCGGCATCGTGGACAGCTTCACCGGCGGCATCATCCGGCCGCGGGCACCGGCCAGCATCAGGAACGTCACCGCGTCGCCGGACGGCGCCGAGAACCGGACGGTCTCGCAGCCCGGCCACGGCTTCCACAGCTCCGATCCGCCGGGCGTCGGCTCGTCCGACACGTACACCACCGCGCCCGCGCCGAAGTTGTCCAGCCGGTCGCCGGTGTCGAACAGGATGATCCCGGCCTGACTGCCCGTTGGAAAGGTCGTATCCGTGGTCTGCCCGACCAGGTTCCAGACGCCCGTTCCGGCGGGCGAATGCCACGCCTCGATGGTCGATCCCCACACCCGCAGCCCGATCCGGTCGCCCGCCGCGACCAGCCGCGGGAACGTCGCCAGCGTCACGTACCAGCCGGTGCCGCCGGGGCCGTAGCGCTGGATCACGAACGTGTCGGTGGACGGCTCCACGAACAGCAGGTACGCGGTCAGCTGCAGGCTGTCGCTCGGGAACCGCACCCGCGCCCACAGCTCCATGTGCGGCTGCGCCAGCGTCACGGTGGCGTACACCTCCACGTCGTCGCCCGCGAACAGGCCCGTCCAGTAGGCGCTGCAGGGCAGGCTGGGCGCGAGCAGCTGGCCGGAGACGATCCTGGGCGACACGGCATCGTCGTCGCGCAGGTTGGCCTCCCAGTTGCCGGACACGTCCAGCGCCGTGTCGGCGCGATCGAACGTGTCCCGGATCGGGGTGGTCGGGAACGGGCCGGGGATCAGCGCCATCAGCGGCCACTCCGAAGGAGCTCTAGGCGCCGGAACCCGTACGCCACCGACGCCGCATCGACGGTCTGCGCGGCGATCGTCAGGTGGTAGTGGCCGCCGTGCTCGGCCACGATCTCGCGCAGCAGCGCCTCGGGCGCCACGATCTCGCGCCCGGCCTCGCCGCCCACGAACAGCGTCGGCCGGTTCAGCACGCCGCCCTTGGCCAGCGTCGGCAGGTCGGGGAAGTTGATCGACTGGCCGCCGAACGTGAACTTGGGGATATCGACGCCCAGGTGCGAGCCGCCGCCGACGGTGAACTTGGGCACGTGAAAGACGATCCCGTTCCAGGCCCGGATGACCGCGTTGATCGGATCCTTGATCGCGCTGGCGACCTTGCCCGCCTCGCGGCCAACGGCGTGCACCAGGCTGGAGATCTTGCCCGGGATGGCACCGATCGCGTCGCCGACGGCGCGCAGCGCGTCCTTGGCGCCGTCGGTGATCGCGTCCTTGATCGCGCCGCCCAGCCGGGCGGCCTGCACCCCGACGCTGTGCACCAGGCCGGAGATCTTGGAAGGGATCTGCCCGAGCGCGCCGCCGATCGCCTGGACGGCGCTGGCCACGGCCGCCTTGATCGCGTTCCAGGCGGCGCTGGTGGCGGCCTTGATCGCCGTCCACGCGGCGCTCAGGACGGTCTTCCACACCGTCACTTCGAACCGCAGCAGCGCCGTGATCAGCTTGACCACGTTCGCCACCACCGCCTTGGCCGCCGCCCAGGCGGCGCTCCAGTCGCCGCGCAGCAGCGCGGTGACCAGCTTGACCACGTTGGTGATCACCGCGACCGCGGCCTGCAGGACGGGGATGATCGCCAGCACCACCGGCCGGATCCGCGGCCAGGCGTGCACGATCACGTCCACGATCTCGAGGAACAGCTGCGCCAGCGCGACCAGCAGCGGCTTGACCGTCTCCACCACCTTGGAGATCACCTGCGAGATCTCGGGCCAGTGGTCGCGGATGAACGACACCACCGCCAGCAGCGCCGGGATCAGCTTGGCGACCAGCTCGCCCGCGAAGTTGTTGAACGACTGCTTGGCAATGTTGATCATCCCGGGAAGCGTCTTTCCAGCGGCCTCGGCGGCGCCGCCGTAGCGCTTCTCCACCTCGCCCAGGATGATCTTCTGCGCGCCCGCCACGTCGCCCGCGGCGGTCATCGCCTTGATCTGCTTCTGTTGGGCGTCGGTGAACGTGACGCCCAGCTTGGTCAGCTTGGTCAGGCCCTTGGCGGGATCGTTCAGGGCCTTGCCCAGCACCTTGGCGGCGGCGGCCGGGTCGGTGCCCATGCGGGCGGCCATGTCGGTCATCGCCTTGGTGGTGCGATCGAACACGTCATTGCCCGCGCCCGCCTCGTTGCGGATCTTGGTGAACTGCAGCAGCAGGTTCTCGCCCGAGGCGATCGCCTCGTCGTCGATCCCGGACTTGCGCATCAGCGACTCGGCCAGGTCGCCCACGTGGTCGGCCGAGACGCCCGCCACCTGGCCGGTGGACTTGATCACGGCATTGGTCTGCGCGGCCACCTGGGAGGCTTCCTGGTACTCATCGATGCCGACCTTGAGGGTGGCGACGACAGCGCCGATCCCGGCCGCTCCAGCGCCCAGCGCGGCGGCCTTGCCCATGGACTTGAACGCCGATCCCATGCGGCTGCCGTGGGCCTCCACGTCCTTGGCGCCCTTGGCCAGGTCGGTGGTGTTGGCCAGGAACCGGACGACGACGCTGGCGCCTCCCGCCACGGGTCACCGCCTCCGGTTGGCGGCGCGGCGCTGCTCGGCCTGCTCACGCACCGCGTAGCGGGTCATCTCGTCGTACTCGGCGGGCGTCAGCTCGTCCACCTCGCGCGGGGTCATCGACCAAAACCGGCAGAAGTTGACCAGGCCCACTAGCGCCCGCCGTTCGAAGGGTCTACGGCCTCCGGCGTGAAGTCAGGCGCCACGTCGCCCGCCTCGTCCCAGCTGGGCGCGTAGCCGTTGCGGCGCAGCTGGATCCAGACCAGCGCCTGGATCCGGTCGGGCGCCGCGTCCAGGTCTTCGGCGTCGCCGCCGCCGAGCAGCTCGGACAGCGGCTGGCCGGTCTCGGCCTTGAGCTGCCGCATCTCGTTCGGCGTCAGCGACATGGCCTGCGAGATCGCCACCGTGGCGGGCAGCGGTCGCAGCTCGGTCACCTTCTCGGGTGTGGCCATGGGAACCTCTCGATCTCGGTCTCGGTGAGTCGTTCGGCGAGGTCGCGGAACGCGGGCCGCTCGCGGCGCTGGGCGGGCACGAAGTAGCGGCCCCGCTTCACCTGCGGACGGCCGCGCGAGCCGCCGAACTCGATCCACCCGGCGTAGCGCAGGCCGCCGCCCATGGTGGCCTTGGCGCCCTCCCCGACGCCCGCTGCGGGCAGCGCCGAGATCGACCCGGCGAGCGCGCCGGACACGCGCGGCACGATCGACCGGGCCGACTCGCCGCCGTGCCGCGCCGAGGTCTCGGCGGCGCGGTCTCCGGCGGCGGTGACGCGGTGCGCGAACGCGGGCACGTCGTGGATCAGCTCGTCCAGGCCGACGATCTCCACGCGGGTGGTGTTGCGGCGGGCCATCCGCTAGGCGGGCGCCGGTTCGGCGACCACGGCGCCCGGCTCGCCGGTGGTGGTCGGCTCGGTCGGCAGCTCGCTGTCGGGCGGCGCGGTGCCCGCCATCACGGTCAGCGGCGGCAGCGTGGTGATGGTCTTGCTGGGCGCGCCGACCACCGACCACTCCAGGTCGATCGTGGACTCGGCCCCGGCGTCGCCGTTGATCGGGCTGTACGGCTGCGGGATCACCTGGCCGTACCAGGCCGGGTTGGTGGCCGAGATCGCGTCGGCGGCGCGCGGGATGATCGCGAACGTCACTGGAACGCCCCCTTCCACGGCGGCGCTCAGGATCTCCTCGGTGGCGGCCGGATCGAACGACTGGTACAGCGTCGCGACCAGCGACCACTTGACCACGCCCGGGTAGTCCACCTCCCCGCACATCGTGGTCAGCGTGATCACCGAAACGTCCGGCGTCAGCTCCAGGTGGTTCACCACGCAGGCCAGGCTGGCGCCGTCGATCTGCAGATCGGCGTTGTCCAGGATCAGTGGCTTGGGGATCGGCAACGGTCAGTCCTCCTCGGTTGTCACGTGCACGCCGTAGACCAGGGCGGCGGCCAGGTAGTCCACGTTCCCGATCGCCCACGGCGCCGGTGCGCTCACGTCCGGCAGGCCCCAGCTGTAGGCGTCGGCGTGCAGGCGGCCGATGGCGTACGCCACCAGCAGCTCCAGGTCGGCCACGCCCTCGCCCGGCTCCAGCCGCGCGGCGACGCACAGCACCTGCAGCCGGGCGACGTACCGGCAGGTGCCGGACGGCTCCAGCCACGGCTCGGCCCAGCCGAGCATGATCGCGGGCGGATCCAGGCTGTCCACCAGGTTCACCAGCACCGCCGGGTCGGTGTCCAGCACCGGCGCCAGGGCGGCCGCTGCGGCCTCCCGGGCGCCGGTGATCGTGAGGGTGCCGGTGGCGCTCACGCGATGCCCCACTGCTGCTTGAGCGGTGTCAGGGCGTAGGCGTGGCGGCTGAACCCGTCGCGGGGCGCGGTCAGGGTGCCGGTCTGGTCGAACCCGATCACGCCGAACGCGGCCGCGTTGGACTTCCACCACTCCACCGCCCGCACGATGTTGACGCGGTTGGCCAGCGGGTCGCCGTCCACGATCGGGTCGCCGTCCAGGCGGTCGGTCTCATGGTCGATCTCGGCCGCGGCCGCGTCCAGGCACGCCTGCATCGCCGCCGTGTTGGCGGGCGTCAGCCGGACGTTCAGCGCGTCGGCCAGCTCCTCGGGGGTGGCGTACGCCAACGGGTCAGCTCCCGGCCGCGTCGATCGCGGCCCGCACCTCGGCCTTGGTGGCGCTCGGATCGACGGTCACGCCGAGCTGCTGGGCGTGCTCCAGCAGCTCGGCCTTGGTCATCCCGTCCAGGTCGGTGGTAGCGGACTTGCCAGGATCGTAGTCTCCGGCCAGCAGCCGGTCGCGGTGCGGGGTCATCACGCTGGCGGGGTCAGCTGGACGAACGCGCCGGGCAGCGCCACGACGGCGGCGAACGCGCCGATCACGCCCACCTCCAGGCCGCCGATCGACGGCTCCACGGCGCGCATCTCCACCGGCGCGCCGGGCGTCTCGGCGCACAGCAGCTTGGTGGAGTCGCCCACGATCGCGGTGTCGGCCGCGAACCCGTCGGAGACGATGAACCGCAGCCCGCCCATGTTGCCGGTGGCGTCGCCCAGCGATCCCGGCCCGACCGTCAGGAACACGGGATTCTCCACCGCCACCAGGCCCAGCAGCTCGTACCCGGTCACGGCGTCCAGGTAGATCGCGTTGGCGCGGCCGCCCGCGGCCCGCACCTGCCCGGCGGCGGCCGCGATCGCGGCCATCCAGCCCGCCAGGTCGTCCGACGCGACGGTGCCGCCCGCGGCGGCGGCGGTGTCCACGACGGTGCAGGCGGCGCTCTCGGTCTGCTCGGCGTACGCCTCGGCCATCAGATCGAAGAACAGCCGCAGCGCGTCCGGGCTAGACCAGTTGATGGTCTGCCAGGACAGGTTGCCCGCGCCCAGGTAGGTGTCGGCCACCTGCTCGCGCATGATCACGGTCATGTTCGAGTAGGCCGGGTTGGTCTTCTCCGTGACCTGCTTGGCGACGGTCGGCCGTCCGGTGATGGACGGCCAGGTGATCTTGCCGGAGGTCAGGCCGATCTGCCGCGAGCTGGCGACCACCGGCCGCGCGGTGTTGATCACTTCGAAGATCTGCGCGATGTGCTGGGCTGGGATCAGGCCCGGCACGTCGCTGGTCAGGGTGTGCACCTGGGCGGCGCGCTCCAGCCGATCGGCGGCCCGCTGGCGCAGCTCGGGGCCGACGATCGCGCCGATCCGATCCACGCGGGTGATCAGCGCATCGCGGGCGTACTGCGCGAACGATCGGTAGACCGGCTCGCCGCTGGGCGCGTCGCCGCGGTCGGCGGGCGCCTCGCCGCTACGGTCGGCCGGGGCGCCGATCGCGCGGGTGATCCGGGCGCGCTGCTCGCCGCTGCGGGCGCGGGTCTCCTCCAGCTCCAGCAGCTCCTCCACCTGCGGCTCCAGCTGGGTGGCGCGCTCGCGGTTGCGGCGCAGCAGCTCGCGCTCGGCCTCCGACGGGTCGCGCTCCTCCTCCTCGGCGCGCTGCAGGATCTGGTCGTTCGTGTCCAGCAGCTGCTCGCGCTCGGTCACGAGACGCTGCAGTACGACGTTCGGCATGACGGGCACCCCTCCAGGGATCGACTCGGGATCCGGGGTGCCGCGATGCGCGGGGCGGCGCTAGTGGCCGGGTGGCGCGGTGCGGGGTGCCGTCGCCGCCAAGGCTAGCACCGTGGTGGGGCGCCGCGACGGGTGGCCATCGGCGCGGCCCGTGCCGCCCTGCGAGGTGCGGCCGGGAGGTGGTGGCGGCGGGCCTACTCGTCGCGGCCTGGTCAGCCTACAACGGCCGACGGCCGCCCAGGGTGCTGGACGGCCGACGGTTGGCCCCCGTCGTCGGTGCAGGGGGATGCTACAGACCGGACAGCGTGGTGGGGCGGCGCTCCATCGGGAACCGTTGCGACTGTTCGATCAGCGCCAGCGCCTCGCTGTCGCGGTGCCCGCGGCCGTTCCCGTTGGCTGGGGCCACCTCCTCGTCGCCCTCCAGCTCCGCGAGCTGCCGGTCGATCTCCACGATCCGCAGCTCCAGCTCGGTCACCTTGGCCGGGTCGGGGTGCTGCTTGCGCTGCTGGACGCCCAGCCATCGGTGCGCGGTCGCGCGCTGGATCCGCAGGCTGCCCTCGCGGGTCATGTTCCGCTTGCCCGGCACGCCGCCGCGCCGGTTGCCGGTCTCGGCGCGGCTGGTCAGCGCAACGTCCGACGGGTCTGCTAGGGGCGGCACCGCGCCGTCCACGTGGACGGGGCCGCCCTTGCGGATCGTGCGCGCCAGCTGCCGTAGCTTGGTCGCCACCCGGTCGCTGGTCTCGGCGTCACTCCACGGCCCGATCATGTCCACGTGCGGCGGCAGGTAGGCCAGCAGCGCGTAGTACGTGTCCCCGATCAGCTGGTCTCGCGCAGCTCGCGGGTTGATCGGCTCGGACGTGCGCCGCAGCGCGTCCAGCACGTTCAGGCCCGGCTCGGCCTCCACCAGCAGCGCCGCCGCCTCTAGGTTCAGGGCCACGTCAGTCTGTGCGGCTGTGATCACTAGCACCTCCTCGCAGGAGTGATCACCAACGGGCACAGACCGTAGCACGCCGGTGTGACGCACTACACGTCGATGCCGACCGCGCGCAGCCGGGCGTCCAGCGCCGAGGTGTCCGGCCGCGCGGCTTCCAGCCAGTCCGGGTCGGGGTCGGGCGTGCGCGACCGGCGGCCGGTCACCTGGGCGCCCGCGTAGGCCGGTTCCGGCGTCAGCGACACCTCCACCAGGTGGCACCGCTCGCGGATCACGGCGCCGTCTCCGGCGCGCCGGTTGCGGCGCGCGAGATCCTGGAAGCCGACCGAGACGCCCTGCAGCAGGCCCTCGTCCACCAGCGTCAGCGCCTGGTCTCCGAACACGCCCGGCAGCACCCGCACCGAGCCGTCCAGGCCGCCGTCGCCCTCGGCGAACGACACGCCCCGGCCGATCCAGTCGGCCAGGCCCTGGCCGTGGTGGTAGCGCAGCTGTACCCGGTCGGGCGCCCGCACCGCTCGCGCGAACGCGCCGGGCGCGAACTGCTCCAGGTACGGCTCGCCGTCCGGCCGGTCGCGCACCGACGCGGTGACGTTGTAGGGCACCACCCGCAGATCCAGGATCCGGCCGACCGGGCCGCCGTCGGGCGCTGCCCGGACGTGCACGTCCTCCACCTGGAACACGCGATGCAAGATCGGCTGGTCAGGCACTTACCACCTCCAGGGGTGCGGCGGGCAGGTCTGGCGCGGTCGGCGCGCTGGCGTTCGCGCCGGGCGGCTCGTCGATCAGCGCCAGCGCCTCGCCCTCGGCCAGCGGCGGCAGATCCAGCACCGCCGCGCGGCACTCGTCCACCGTCACCACGTTGGCGGCGAGCAGCGCCAGCCACACCTCGCTGGCGGTCTTGAGGTCGGGCCGCAGCAGGATCGACGGATCGAACTCCACCCAGCTGCCGCGCGGCAGCCACGTGGACAGCGCCGCCTCCACCCGCCGCGCGGTCGGGTACAGCTCGGTGCGCCACCAGGTGTCGAACAGCATCTCGGGGTTGCTGTAGTTCAGCCCGCCCGCTTGCTCCATGTTCAGCATGAACGCGGGCACGCCGTAGGCGGCGGCGATCTGCTTGGCGTCCCATTCGCGGGTCTCCAGCAGCAGCAGGTCGCGGGGCGCGAAGCTGAACTGCTGGAACGTGACATCGGGCGGCAGCACCGCCGGGGCGCCGCCGCGCAGGCCGACCCGAGCTGTCCACTGGGCCTGCAGCGCGGCGGCCTGGTCGGCCTCCAGGCGGCGCGCGGACTGCAGCACCGCCCACGGCACGCCGCCCTGCTGGTAGAAGTCGGTCGCGAACTTCTCGGCGTAGTAGGCGCCCTGGACGTTGGCCGCGTAGCCCTGCAGCGCCGAGGTGCCGCGCAGCTGCCCGTTCGGGTCGCGCGAGATCTGCAGCACGTCCTCCGAGCGGAGATCGTACTGGCCGACGCGGTAGGTGCGGCCCCGGCCATCCGGGTCGGTGCCGACCGTCACCTGGGCCGGATCCAGCACGGTGTAGGCGCGCGGGAAGCCGGTCACGTAGCGATCGGTCACCAGCAGGAACGCATCGCCCCACCCGTAGATCGACGCCATCGTGGCGAACGTCGCATCAGCGGCGCCGTTCGGGAACCACACCGGGTCGGGGTTGGCCACCCACAGCGGCACCGGCGAGTCGCCGCGGAACCGGATCGGCATGGCGGCCACCTGCTGGCAGACCAGCTGCAGGCAGCGCACGGCGGTGCCGACCCGCTGGGTGAGCTGCGGTGTCGCCCACCCGGCGAACAGTCCGGCGAGGTCGGGATCGAACCCGGACGGCAGGCCAAGCACCGACACGGGCGGCGGTGCGGATCGTCCCAGCAGCCGATCCAGCAGACCCACAGCCGCGACTCTAGCAGGATCGTTAGGCTACCTAACCGGCCGGCTCGGTGGAAAGGCGCTTGCCATCCCCAGGATCCGGTGGTAAGATCCCTTCCATGAACACCGACACGAGCACCACGATCGCACCCGGCCACCAGCTCCGCGAGCTGACGATCGACGGCCACACCTACAGCGCCGCCGCCGCGCAGACCCGCAAGGGCACCCGCGAAATGATCACCGTCTACCGCGACGGGGAGGTCTGGCAGACCCGCGAGACCCAGCGCGTCGGCGCGTACAGCTTCGTGATCCTGCAGGGGTACAACGATGGCAAGGTGGCGCCGACCTACTCGGGCAAGCCGAAGCCCGCCGGGTCGCGCCTGAACTACGCGATCGTGCGCGGCTCGGTGCCGATCCAGCGCGCCGCCGTCGCCGTGCCGGTCACCCTGCCCGCCGAGGAGGTCGCCGTGACCACGCCCGCCAACGTCCAGGGCACCACCGTGCCGGTCGCCCAGCCGCTCGCCGACGGCGAGCTGGCCGACTTGATCCGCACCAAGCTGGCGACCGAGGAGGCCAGCACGGCCTCGCTGGCCGCCGCCGCCGCCGCCAAGGTGATGGCCGACCGCACCTGGCGCCAGGCGATCGTGACCGCCGCCGCCGCCGGGCTGTCGCACCGCGCGATCGCCGCCGCCGCCGGGTGCACGCACCCGACCGTCGCCAAGGTGCTGGCCGAGGAGGTGCCCGCGTGATCCGGCGGGCGATCGTCGCCGCCGCCGTCGCCAGCCTTGCGCTGGCGGCGGCGGCCCCGGCCGCCGACGCGGCCACCGCGCGGCAGGCCACCACCAAGATCGCGCGGTGCCTGCGCTACAAGACCCACGCCCGCACCACCACCAGCGACCACGGCCGCGAAGGGATGGCCCGCTGGCGCGGCGCCTGGGTGTTCCTGTCGTGGTCGTTCGTCACGTACAACGGCCGCGTGGTCGGCACCATGACGATCTCGTCCGGCGTCCATGGCAAGCGTCGGGCGGCAGCGAACCGGTGCCTGCGGCCGTACAACGGCCGGGTGTAGCGCGCTAGGCTCCGCTCGGGCTGCTTGGCTCGCAGCTTTGCCATGGTCAACGGGTCGCCCTCGGGCGGCCCGTTGGTCGTCCTGGACGCCTACCCGCCAGCGCCCGCGTCCGGCGACCTTGCCCACCGTGTCCAGGCGCCGGATCCCGTCACCGGCCAGCCTAGTAGATCGTCGGCGCGCCGCCCTGGTCAGCGACCGCCGCAGCCACCCACCAGGCGTTGCGGGCCGCGATCGCCGCGTCTCCGAACCGGGCCGGGTCGTCCGGCCTGGCCAGCCGCAGCGAGCCGTCCACGCCGAACCGGGCGCGCAGCGACGCCATCTGCTCGGCCACCACCGGCGCGTGATCATGCGCCAGCTCGCCGCCCACGATCGCCCGGTAGAACTCGTTGGCCGAGGTGGTCTCCGAGTCGGCCGACCCGTCCCACGGCTGCACCGGCGCGCCCTCGTCGCGCAGCTCGGCGAACAGCCGCGACCGGATCCGCCGGTTGTGCACGATCGCCCGCACGTCCCACCGCTCCAGCGCCCGCTCCAGCTGCTCGCGCAGGTCGCGGTCGGTCGCCACCTCCGCCCACCAGCCGTGGAAGATCGCGCCGTCCATCGTCGCCCCGGCGATCGCCGCCGACCGCCGGAACGTGCCCTCCACCGCCAGCACCACCTCGGCGCCGTCCGGCGGCGGCGCCGCCATCCCGCACGCCTGCCAGGCGCCCTCCGGCAGCCACGCTGCCGCCTCGTCCACCCACAGCCCGAGGTGGTAGGTGCGGAACTCGCGATCGCTCAGGAGGCCCTGCTGGACGGCCAGCGCGGCCGGTGTCAGGAACCCGGCCCGCAGCGCCGGGTTGGCCTTCCGCCACGCCCGCCGATCGTCCGACGCGCTGCCCGGGTCGGCTGCCCACTCCAGGTAGCGCACGCCCGGCGGCAGCTCGCCGTCCAGGTGCGCGCCGCGCAGCCGCTGCAGGATGTTCGCCTGGAACCCGGGCGTGCCGATCCCGACCAGCCGCGCGTCCGGCCGCTTGCCCAGCCGCGCGATCAGTGACTCCACCGTCTCATCGTGCGCGAACCCGATCTCATCGATGATCGCCAGCGAGAAGTTCAGGCCCTGGATCGCGGACAGCTTGGCCGGGTGCGCCTGCAGCTTGGATCCGGTCGGCCGGTACTCCAGGATCTGCTCGCGGCTGTGCCACCGGCAGCGATCGACCAGCACCGGCGAGGACTCCACCATCCGCATCGCGGCCTCCACCAGGAACCCGGCCTGTTCCTGCTTGGTGGCGATCACGTCCACCTCCACGTAGTCGTCGCCGCGGGCGATCCGCTCCAGCGCCAGCGCCGCCAGGAACGTGGTCTTCCCGTTCGCGGCGGGCAGCGAGGCGAACGTGGCCAGGTGGTCGTAGATCTCGCGCAGCAGCTCGCGCTGGAACCCCGCGATCTTGAACGGCCCGGCCGCGCCGTGCCCGGTCGGCACCACCAGGTAGGTCTCCAGGAACCGCTCGGCCCGCTTGGCCTCGCTGGTGTGCTTCCAGCCCGTCCACGGCGGCAGTTCGATCAGCCGCAGCGGCCGCTGGGCGCCCTTGAACACCAGCGATCCGTGCGCCGGGCCGGGTGCCGCCTCAGCCATCCGCGTCGATCGCGCCAGGCACGACACCCCGCGACCGGATCCGGCGCGATCGGGCGCCCCGCGGTGTGTTCCCGGCCATTCCGAGATTGCGGGCTGGCGCGGGCACGCCGTTGTAAAAAACGCGAGCGTTGACCAGCTGCGCGCCGCGCCGGGCGTTGCACGATCTGCACGCCGCGACCAGGTTGCTCGGATCGAACGGGGCGCCGCCCTCGGCCAGCGCCACCACGTGGTCGGCGGTGTCGGCCGGGCCGCCGCACCACCGGCACCGCCACCCGTCGCGCAGCAGCACCTGCCTGCGCAGCCTGCGCCACGCCCGGGTGTTGCGCGGCTCACCCATCACGCCGCCGCCGCGGCTGGCTGGTGTCGTGCCACGCCTGCACCACGTACTCCAGCGGCAGCACCCCGACCAGCACCGTGCCGATGATCAGCTCCGGCACCGAGCTGCCGGTGCCGATGATCGCGTCCAGGATCACGAGCACGCCGAGCAGGAACACCACCACCCGGCGGCAGTCGGTCGCCAGCCTGCGGCCGTCAGCTCGCGGCTGGCGCATCGGGCGGTGGCTCGGTCGGATCGACCGGCCCCGCCGGATCCTCGTCCGTGTCGGGCGGGAACGTCTCGGGCTGTGGCTCGTCGGGCGAGCTGCCGTCCTCCTCGCCCGCCTGCTCGTTGGTCTCGCGCTCGGTGGCGTCGCCCAGCTTCTCGGTGGCGTCGTCGGTGAAGGCAGCGTCATCGGTGCGCTCGGTCTCGGTGTCGGTGCCGAACTCGGCGCCCACGTCCTTGGTCACGTGCTCCTCCTCGGTCACGGGTAGGCCACCAGCGCGTAGCCCACCACGTCGGACTTGCTCCGCGTGCGCTGCGCCGAGGTGTCCGAGGTGTTGCCCTCCTCGGTCACCGGGTTGCTGCCCGGCGTGCGCACCATCCCCACGTGCTGGCCTGGACTGAACAGGCACACCAGGTCGCCGGGCCGTACCCGGCCGGGGTCGGTCGTCCAGCCGGTGAACGGCGCCTTGCCCGCCTTGGCGCGGGCCTCGATCCACTCCACGCTGGCCATGTCGTAGCTCAGGCCCTTGACGCCCGCGGCCTCCAGCGCCGAGCAGCACCACACCCCACACCACGGCTGGTAGCGCAGCCACGTGCCGCTGCTGCCGTGCTTCACACAGCGATCCTGGGCGGTGCGGATCCCGTCGCTACGGCTGTCGCAGTTCGATCCGCCGGGCTGCTCGTTCAGGCCGCGATGGCTGGCCATCCAGCCCAGCGCACGATCTCGAGCGCTGGAAGATCCGCTACCGCCCGAGCTGCTGCCGCCGTCGCCGTTCGGCTCGCCGGTGGTGGTGTTGTGCGACGCGCACCAGCTCTCATACGCGCTGCCCATCTTGGTCGCCACCTGCAGGTTGCTGTACCGCTGGCGGCGGTTGCTCACGTCCCAGCCGACCTTGCTGGGCACCTCCCAGCCGTACCCGTTCGGGGCCGCGTTCGGGTCGTCCTTGGCGGTGCCCTCGGCGCACCTCCAGACGAACTGGCGGCGCGCCACCAGCCAGTCGGTGATCGCCTGGCGCCGAGCTGACTGCTCGTTGTAGGCGCCCTTCGGCTCGCGCCACCACATCTCGCGGTGCGAGGTGTAGACCTTCTCGGCGTCGGTGCCCGCCTCGGTCGGCAGCTGGCAGACCGCGTGCGGCGCCGCGTCCGAGTAGTTGGCCTTGTGCAGGTAGTCGTAGCGCTCGCGGCGGTGCGACACGTCCCAGCCCGGTTCCTTGCCCGGCACCTTGCCCTCGGCACAGTCGCTGATGTAGCTGCGCCGCTCGCGGATCCACGCCTGGGTCGTTTCGAACTGCGCTTGCAGCGTGGCGTCCCAGCCCGCCCAGTCGGTCAGCTGCATCAGGCGGCTGGTCTCGTTGAACGTGACCCGCTCGGCCTCGGTCAGGTAGCTGTAGGCGCTTGCCATGCTGCCGATCCTAGCGCGATCGTTCGGCGGCCGAACTACCCGGCGTCGACGGGCGCCAACCAGGCCGATCGCCACCAGGATCAGCGCCATCACGCCCAGCGCCTCCAGCCCGTTCACCGAGGTGGCGACGCGAACAGCGCCACCAGCGCGATCACCAGCAGCAGCACGCCGAGCAGCCGCAGCTCGCCGCCGGTCAGGCCCAGGCTGGCGTCCACCGCGATCACGCGCCGCCCTCCAGCAGCCTGGCGCGGGCCGCGCGGGCGTGCTCCAGCGCGAGCTGCGCCGCGGTCGGATCCGCGTAGCCCTCGCCGCGGTCTTGACCTTCGGCGCTGCGCGCGCCCGCGCGGTTGTTCTCATGACCTTCTAGTTCGGGTGACACGGGTGTCACCGTCAGTGGTCGCGAGCTGTCACCGTCGGCGGTCTCAGCTGTCACCGTAGACCGTGACGCACGTGTCACCGTCACGGTGTCGCGGCTGTCACCGTAGGGACGGCCCTGGTAGCGGTTGACGTGGTGCCCGATCGTGCGATCGACGCCCAGCAGCTCGGCCGCCTCCAGTTCGTGGATCCACCGCAGCGCGGTGCGCGCGGTGACGCCGAGATCGGACGCCAGCCTGCCGCGCGACACCTGCGCGCGGCAGGCCGCGTCCATGTACGTGTCCAGCGCCAGCACCACGGCCTTGGCGCCGGGCGAGACGGCGGCCAGGGCACAACGGCGCCGCCAGGCGGGCCTCGGTGGTAGGTCGCTTGCCACGGGCCTAGAACGGGATGTCCTCGTCGTCCGGGTCGCCGAACGTGTAGGCCCGGTCAATGCCGATCGGCTCCGGCTCCAGGGCGTACACCTCGCGGGCCTCGTCCTCGGTCTGCATCCCGAGCACGATCTCGGGCGCGTAGTCGGTCAGCACGTGCGCCGAGGCGCGCGCCCACAGCATCCTGGCCGGGTAGGTCTGCCAGGCCGACCCGGCGCGCATCAGCCCGGCCCGCTTGGCGTCCTCGATCGTGAACGTGGAGCTGCCCAGCTGCTCGCCGGTGCTGGCGCGCACCAGCACCGCGGTGCACGACTCGTCCGAGTCGTCCACCCGTTCGATCACCAGCCCGGCGCGGTTGGCCAGGGCGCGCAGCAGGCGGCTGGAGACCACCAGCTTGCCGGAGATCAGCGACAGCTCGCGCACCGACCACAGCGGCAGCCCGAGCTGCTGGACGTAGTAGAGGCGCAGGGCACCGGCGGCGCCGCGGGCCTTCTCGTCCTGGGCGCCGGACTCGGACAGCGACAGCCACCAGCCGAGCGTGCGCAGGTCGTCCAGCGTCAGCTCGCGCTGCGGTGCGAGCTGCAGGCCCTGGCCGCGCTTCACTGGCAGCGCCCGCCGCTTGCGGGTGGTAGCCGTGTTTCCGCTTGCGGGCGTCTCAGCGGCCGTCTCCGGCGCGTCCACCACCTCGGCCGTAGCCTCGGCCTCCTCGGGCGGGATCGCGTCAGCGGGCGTCTCAGGGCCGTTCGCGGGCGGCGGCGCGGCGCCGCCGTGCGCAGCAGGGGTGCTCACGGGTCGTCCTCCTCGGTTGCAGGTCTCGCACAGCCACGCGCCGGGCACCAGCTGCGGCGCCACCACGCGGCCGCACTCACGGCACAGCGTCGGCGGCACGGCGCGCCATCCGCTGATTGGCGATCACGGCGTCCAGCTGCAGCACCCACTCCTCCAGCTGGATCGCGTGCTGGCGGTCGTGGCCGGTCTCGGCCCGGTTGCGGTAGTAGTGGGCCTCGCTGGCCAGGTAGTCGCGCAGCGCCACCTCGGTGGCGATCTGTTCCTCCAGCGTCAGCTGCGGCGCGGTCACCAGGTCACCACCGTGGTCACGGCCACGCCGATCAGCACGCCGAACGCCACCAGGCCCAGGCAGCTCCACACCAGGCCGTCCTGCCACCAGCGGTAGCTGCGCGGGTAGGGATTCACCAGGGCCTCCTCTCGGTCTCACGGTCGTAGTCGGTCGGGCGCTGTTCCAGCCACGCCCGGTCTGCAAGGCGCCGTTCGATCTCGCCCGGCCCGGCGATCCACTGCGGCACCCGGGCGAGCTGCGCGAGCAGCACGAACAGCGCCCAGCCGATCGCGCCGCGGGTCACAGCTCCACCGCCAGCACGTCCAGCAGCTCGGTGATCTCGCCGGGGCGGCCGAGCTGGGCGTGGCAGTGGGGACAGCGC